AAAATTCTGCTCAGTCATATGCTAAAACCAGTTGGCTAACACTAAAAAATTCAAGCTCACTTGCAACTCGTCAAGTTCTTATAGAAGCTGACGGAGGTCTGTATGTAGAAAACAACGTTGGAATTGGCACAAGTTCGCCAGCAACAGCAATTCATGCTCAATCTTCTACAGCAGAAGCAAGTAGAAGTTTAAGACTAGCTTATGATGGCACATATTATTTTGATTTAAAACAAAAAGGTGCAGGCGGTATTGTTTACAACGCAGTAAACGCAAATGCAGGTGGACATAGATGGGAACTTGATGGTTCTGAAAAAGCTAGAATTGATTCCTCGGGGAATCTATTAGTTGGAACTACTAATGCAAGTGGTTCTACTGCACCTGATAATTCATCAGACACTAATAATGCAGGATTAAGACTTAGCGGTTCTTTAGGTTTTATTGGTATAGGCTCTAACTCACAACCAACAACTTATCTAAATAGAATTGGCTCAGATGGAGACATTGCTCTGTTTAGAAAAGATGGCACAACAGTTGGAAGTATTGGTGTTTTAAGTAGCAGACCTTATTTTGCTTCTAATAATTGTGGAATAAGATTGGGTGCAGCAGAAATTGTACCAACAACATCATCAGGTGCTAATTCAAATGGTGCTATGGATATTGGTCATTCAGGGGTTAAATTCAAAGACCTTCACCTTTCAGGAACAGCTTACAGTAGTGGTTTACAAGTTGCTACATCAGGCAATTTAACCGCTAAACTAGAAAGTACAAGCGGTACTCCAAAATTACAATTTCTCTCAGGTTCAGGTACAGTATCTAGCTTTATACAAGGTGGAGTAGGTGGTAGTGCAAATCTTCTCTTTGCAACTAACGACACTGAAAAAGCTAGGATAGATAGTAATGGAAATCTTGGAATCAACACAACTTCGCCAGCAGCTAAACTTGATGTAAGAGCTGCAAATGGAAATGAAATAAGTTTAAATATTGGTAGAAGTGATACTGGTAGTTATTTTAAAGTCAATCATGCTGGGGATGATTTAAGAATTTATAATACAGGTGGTTCAGGTAAAGATATTTTATTTGGCGTTGATGCTGCTGGTACTAATCAAAATAATAAAGTTGGAATTGGCACAAGTTCACCCGAAACACCTTTACACGTTTCAACAGCTAAGTCATCTGTAACAGATAGCGTACTGACTTTACAAGACACTACAGAAACTTTTGGTAAAATGATAGAGTTTGTAGGTCAAGGTTCTACAGATTGTAGAGGTATTATAGGTTTCCAAGAACCTCAAGGTAATGCACCTGAACTTTATATAGCTAATGGAGGAGTTGAAACATCAGGTAACGGAGTTGGTTTAGCTTTTTGGACTTATATAACTATAAATAGAATAATACCATGTGATAACCTAGGAGCTGCACGAGATAATGCAATTGATTTAGGTTCATCAAGTGCAAGATTCGATGACATCTACGCTACCAACGGAACTATACAAACTTCAGATAGAAACGACAAACAAGACATACAAGCCTTAACAGATGCAGAGCAAAGAGTAGCTACAGCATGTAAAGGTTTATTAAGAAAATTCAGATGGCAAAATGCTGTGACAGAAAAAGGTGACGAAGCTAGATATCACTTCGGCATAATATCACAGGACTTGCAGGATGCGTTCACTGCAGAAGGGTTAGATGCCGGAGACTATGGTATGTTTATATCAGAGACTTGGGAAGACTCTAATGGGGTTGAACAAACTAGGTTAGGAGTTCGCTACAGTGAACTACTAGCATTTATTATTGCAGCAATATAGGAGAAATAAAATGGCAATTACATATACTTGGGATGTTTCAACAGTTGACACATACCCTTCAAAAACAGACGACAATGCAGTAACTGCAACTGATGTAGTCTATAATGTTCATTGGAGGCTTAATGCTGAAGATGATGGAAGTCAAGATGCAGACGGTAATAATCTAACATCATCTGTCTATGGGACATGTTCTTTAGATGTTTCAGACTTAGGAACTTTTACAGCTTTTGCAGATTTAGAAGTTGCTGATGTTCAAGGTTGGGTTGAAACAGCTTTAGGTGATGATGAAGTAACAAACTTAAAAACATCACTAGATGGAAAAATAGCTGAGATTATTACACCAACAAGCGTTACGAAAACAATCGGAGCTTAACACATGGAACTAACACCTTATTTATTTTGGAACATCTTTATAACTTTGGTGTTAGCACCAGTGCTTTATGCTATACGAAACAATACTTCGGAAGCTAAAAGACTTGACATACTTTTAAATAAAACTCGTGAAGAGATAGCAAGAGAGTATGTAACAAAGAACGAATTAAAAGATGACATGGGTAGACTCATGGATAGGATAGATAAAATTGGAGAAAAACTTGACAAACTCTTCGAAGTCAAGTAAAATAGGTATAGAATACTATGAAAAATAAAAAGAAAAGAAATAAAAAGTATAAACAGTCTTACAAGTCTGAAAGACAAGACTATCGTCAAGGCGGTAGAGTTCAAAAAGCTGTAGGTGGAATTTCTAAACCAATAGAAGATGAACGTAGAGAACAACCTATATCAATTGGTGGTATTGGTGGTGGCGATGTACAGACTGCAACCTCAATAACAAATGAAGATGAGCCTATAGTAATAGGAGACATACCGGGTAGTGGAAATGGTACTGTAACTCCTCCTGTAACTCCTCCTGCAGATGGAACTATAACAGGAACTCCGGCACAATTAGAAGAAGAAAGAGGTAAGAGAGTTATACAAACTGGTAGAACTGCAGAACAGATAGCTGCTGGACAAATACCAGAAGGAACAGTACCAACTTCAGAAGCTGAAAAAATTTCTATGGAAGGAACTGAGGCAGAAGCTGTTGAATTTAAACCAACCGAACAAGTAACTGCAGAAACTTTAGCTCAACAAACACCTGAACAAGTGGCTACTATGGAAGCAGTAGCTGCACAAACTCCAGAAGAAATACAAGCTGCTCAAATGGAAGCAGAACAAATTGCTAAGACACCTGAAGTAGAAGTTACTAAAGGAAAAGTAGTAGAAGATGCACTTGCAAAGGCTGCAGGGGTAGAACGAGTAGCACCTATAGAAGGTGTTGAAGTAGAAATACCTGAAGGTGCTTTAACTGAAAGAGTTGTTGGAACTCTCAGCGAAGGTGCTAAAGCTACAGCAGCTATAAATGCCGGTACAAGCTTATCAAGAATTACAAGAGCTAAAAAACAATTAAGTAGAGCAGGTTTATCTGATACTGATATAGAAGAAATAGGAAATGACCCTGAAGCTTTAGAAGATAGATTAGCAGACTTTAGTGAAGAGCAAAGAGGGATTATTGAAGGATTACCTGAAGAAGCTTTAGTATCTACACAAATGAATAAACTTCTTGACGGTATCGAAGATGGTGAAATACCTGTATGGGCTAGACCTGCAGTGGCAAGTGTAGAACAGATGTTAGCAAAAAGAGGTTTATCAGCTTCTACAGTAGGTAGAGATGCATTAGTAAATGCTTTAATACAGTCAGCCATGCCTATTGCTCAAAGTAATGCACAGGCTATTCAATCTAGTGTAGCTCAACAAAAAGATATAGAGTCAAGAGCTTTTGAAGCTGATGCACAAAGAAGACAACAGACAGCTTTAACAAATGCACAAAACGTATTTAACATGGACATGGCTCAGTTTAATGCTGACCAACAAGTAGCTTTATCTAACAGTAAATTTTTACAAACTGTAGGTTTAACAGAAGCAAACTTTAATCAACAAGCAACTATACAAAATGCTATGTTAATGTCACAGGCTAATTTAACTGAAGCAGGTTTTAATCAACAAGCACAGATTCAAAATGCTCAAGCTTTTTTACAGATGGACATGCAAAACTTAACAAATGAGCAACAGTCTAATGTATTAAAAGCTCAACAAGAACAACAAAGATTATTAAGTAATCAAGCATCAGAGAACGCTGCTAGACAATTTAATTCTGCTAGTGAGAATCAAACTCAACAGTTTATGGCTAGTTTAAGTAGTCAAGTTGAACAGTTTAATGTTACTCAAATGAATGCTGCAGAGCAAATTAATATTCAATCTCAAAATGCTGCTTTTGCTAGAGATGCTAATAGAACTGCTGATATAAATAAAGCTAATGCTGCTATTTTAAATCAAGTAAGTCAGTTTAATGCTCAAATGGATTTTAATAGACAACAATGGAATTCAGCTAATCAACAAGCTATAATAAATTCTAATATTACATGGAGAAGACAATCAAATACAGCAAACACAGCAGCACAGAATGCTGTTAATCAACAAAATGTACAGAATGCTTTTGGATTAACTTCATCAGCTCTATCATTTTTATGGCAGGAACTAAGAGACCAAGCAGATTATGATTTTAGATTTGCTGAAAATGATGCTAATAGAAAATTACAAGCTATGATAGCTGCTGCTAGTTCTGAAGGAGATGCTGCTAAGAATTGGTCAAGTAATTTTACAAACGCATCTAATACTATAGATAGAATATTTGGATAATAGGAGAATAATATGGGATGGCTTAGAAAAAAAGCTAAACAAATAGGTAAAGGAATAAAAAAAGTATTTAAGAAAATAGGTAAAGCTATAGGTAAACTAGGAGTAGTTGGTCAAATAGGAATGATGTTTCTTATGCCTTACGCTACTGGAGCATTAGGAAGTTTCTTTGGAGCTTCTGGAAAACTAGCTACGTGGTCTACAAAGCTATTAGGTAAAGCCGGTATAGGTTCTAAAGCTTTAGGGCATACTTTAAACTTGATAAATAAAGCTGGTACTTTTGCAGGTAAAGTTTATTCAGGAGTAACAGAAACTATTAACGGAGCTATAGATAGGACAGGTAACTTTTTAAAAGGTAGAGGATTTGTTAAAACTCCTGTAGTTAGTTCTGATATACTTGCTCAAGGAGTAGATGCTAGTCAAACTAAATTTAAAGATGGTACTGGTAATATTTTTGATTCTAAAGGAAATTTAGTTACAGAAACAGGTTTTGATAAAGCTGGATTTAATACAAAAGCTTTAGGGACTTTACCCCCAGAATCTAAAAACTTACTAGATTTAGCTACTGATGATTTTACAAAAGCTATAACACCTATAGACGCAAGTAAGTTAGCTGTTGAAAAAGGTTTAACTATAGACCCTTCTTCTTTACTAACACAAACAAAAGAAGTAGGATTATTAGATAAAATTAATATTTTTGATAAAGATTCAGCTATTAGAAAAGATATAGCAGAAATGGATATTTATGAGACAGGTAAGCAATATGCTCAAGATACTCTTGAAGAATCTGTAGTGGGAGGAGCTAAATTAGGTTTAACACAAAAAGCTGCAGAAGCTTTTGGATACGAACAACCTGAAGGTGCTGATTATTATAATATTAATATACCTGAAATGATGGATGCAGGTGCTTCAAGTCCTTCTGTATTTAAAGAAGTAGACTTTTCAATGCAGAAATCTGGTAATAATTTTATGGTTAATAATTTTCAAAATTCTAATTATTTAAATAACTTAATAGGTGAAGGCAATCCTGCATATGATTCGTATATGTCAAACTTTGCAGCTTCACAATATCAACCTTTCAAAGTAGGAGTATAGGATGGAAACGTATAATCAAGAAGCTGTTGAAGCTTTTGCTAAAACTGGTAGACCTATACCGGGTCAATCATTAACATCTAATCCAGATGAGCCTAGACCTTTTGAAGGACAGCCAGAATTTACAAACTTTAAAAAAGCTTTAGATTATACTACTGCTGAATTATTATTAGAAGAAAATTACACCCCTATAGTTTTAGCCATAGCTGACGGTGTACCTATTACAGACTTAGCAATGCAGATAGGATATGTAGGTTTTAGAGAAGGTAAATGGAATCCAGATTTAATGTTAATATTAATGGAACCTTTAATGTATTTGTTGATGGCATTAGCAGAAAAAGCAGATATTGAATACAGGATAGATGACGAAGATGATGAAGAAGATGAAGAAACAGAAGAAACAATACTAGAAGAAAAAGCTAATAACATTGCAGAAACTGTAAAACAAAAAATAGGCAAAGTAGGAGGAGTTCCGGAGGGAGCTTTACCAAAAGATATAGTAGAAAAAATAAAAACTATAGAAATGTCTCAAGAAAGTTTATTAGCTAAACCAGAAACAAAAGAATCAACAAGTTTATTAGAAAGAGGACAATAAAATGTCAAGATATGATTACCAAGGAACATTAGATTACGCACAGCAAAAAATAGATGAATCTCGTAAATATAGAGAAAAAACAATTAAAGACCAAGAGAAGTTTTCTAAAAGACTTCTTATGTTTGATACAGTTGTTAAAGGTGCTAATAGTTTAATTAATCAAAGAGCTGATGATTTAATGATGGCACAAGCTCCACAAAAAGCTAGGTATAATAAATTTTTACAAGACCATCAAAAATTACAAACAACTTTTCAACCTTATATAGAAAAAGGAGGTAATCCAATAGATTATCTTACTGATTATTACTATGATATGTATGAAGGAGAAGTTACTAAAGCTAGACCAAACGCTTTAAAATCTAGTTATGATGCTTGGTTAAGAGATAAATCTAGAGAAAAAGCAAAAGCTATGCTTCCTACTTTTAATAAGATGCAACAAGAAGCAGGAGATGTTCCTTCTTATGAAGAATTTATTAATCAATATGAAAAATACGCAGATAGGGTAGCTCCTAGAACTTTAGCTGGAGCAGCTGGTAAATTTGTAAAAAATTTATTTGGTAAAGAAACTGAAGAAACTATAGCTTATAAAAATGAAAAAGCTAAAGATGTTTTATATGATACTCCTGTATTAAAAGAAGTTACAGAACTTAAAAAAGCAGTACAAGATTGGAACGCCAAAGGAAATGGAGTTGTTGATATAGTAAGAGCTATAAATGAAAAAGCTAAGAAGGGAGAATTAGTATTTAAAGATATAGTAGACCCTAAAGTGGTAGAGTGGGAGGAACAAGCTCACGGTTCTATAATAAAGAAAAAAGGTTTACTTTATATAACTAGAGATGCTGATGGTAATAAAATAGAAACTGTTAAAGATTTAGATTTAAATCAATATAAAACTAAACCATTACCAGTATTTAACGAAACTGACAAAAAATCAGCTTATAATGCTGCTCAAAGTGTAGTTGCTTCTTTTGATAAAACTGATGAAAGAATAGAGATATTTAATGAAGTTGTGAAAGATAAACAATTAGGTTTAACTTTCGGTTCTCAAGTTTTAGAAGTTACTACTAATTTAGGAAAAAATCCTAAAGATGTAACAGCTCAACAAATAGCCACTAACTTTCTATTAAATCAAATTGTTGAAAAAGGTTCATTAGTTAATTTAAGAACAACAATGACAAATTGGGATATTGCTTCAATGAGTCCTGTTGAGAATGAAAAAGAAACTCAATATTTAAAAAATGAATTACTTCCTAATCTAAAAACTTTTAAAGAAGATATACAATCAAAATTAGGAGCCAATCATCCTCAAGTTACTGAGCTATATTCAACAACTTTAAAATTTATAAAAGGTGACTCTATGGATTTAACTTTAGATGAAAGACAGCAATACATAAGAGATTTAAATAGAGAGTTTGGTTATGAAACAAGTCGTAATTTAATTCCTGAAGATAAAGATGATGAGGTTATAGATACTATAATGCCTCCTAAAGTTGTTAAAGAAGTTATGAATATAAAAGATATTTCTTCTAAATATAAAATTAATGAAGAGCTTATTAATAAACTAATAGATATGAAACCTCAAACAGGACCTGTTACTCAACAAGCTCCGGGGAGAACAGACCCTATTGATTTAATAACAAAAGAAATGTTATATGATGCTGGTTATATATCAAAAGGAAAAGATGCACTAGCATTTCAAATGATTGGTAGAAGAAATTTTATAAGAGATTTATACAAAGATTTACAACTCTAAATATATGGGAATAATTAACGATACATGGGGTTCTTCATCCCTTTCTAGTTTTTCTAAAAGTTATACTCTTGATGACCTTGAAAAGGATGATGAGTTTCAAAAAACTGCTGAAAGATTTTTAGAATCTGTTGGTGAAAAATCTGATGATGTGTTTGAGTATTTAAGAGATTCTGATTTTAATTTGTTTTCAGGAATGAATAGAGCCATGGAAAGTGGTAAATTTACTGACCAACAAAAACAAGACTATTCTTATCTTCGTTCTAAGTTTGATAATGCAGACATGGGAAGTTTTAAACAATATGCTGAACTTATTAAAGATGCTACAGTAGATATTGTTACAGACCCAACAGCGATAACAGCAGCTTTACTTACTCCAATTACAGGTGGAACATCATTAGCTGCAAGACAAGGTTTAACTACAGCAGCTTTACAAGGCTCTAAAGCTATTGCAAAAAATAATTTAAAAGACGTTGGTAAAAAACAAATAAGAAAAGCTACAGCTATAACAGGTGCTGAAGTTGGAGCTTGGACAGGTCTTGACAATCACTTTAGACAAAACACAGAAATAAATGTAGGTTTACGTAAACTTTATTCTGCTCCAGAACTTGTAGGCTCTGCAGCTCTTGGAACCATTACAGGTGGAGTGTTTGGAAATTTAGCACAGAGACATCGTTTATATAACGAAGACTTAAATAGATTATTTACAAACGATGAATATAGAAAAGATGCAGGTAGTGAATTATTATTTAAAGCTAGAAAAGCTAAAGATACTTTATTAGCTAATACAGTAGGTAATCCAACTAGAATACTTAGAACAACTTCAGAGTTTTCTCCTAAAGCAAAAGAACTAGGTGAAAAATTTAGTGAAGAGTTTTCTAAACAAATAGGTACGAGAACTACTAGAAGATTAGGATTTAGTTTTTCTGAAGACCTTAATAATACAAGAGGAAACTTTTTACTTGAGTTTGATGCTGCTGTTAAACCTATAAGAAAAACAGGGCATATTACTAAAGATAATGAGTTAGCTGTTATTAGAATACTTAGAGGAGCTTCTGACGAAGGAGCCAGTGATGAAGTAAAAACAACAGTTTTAAATTTAAGAAATTTTTATGATAACATTTTAAAAGAAGCTGAAGATGCTGGATTAGAAGCACCTAGAATTGAAGATTATTTTCCTCGTTCTTGGAATAGACAAGCTATAGAAGAAGATATACCCGGATTTAAAAAGTTATTATTATCAGAAAAAGTAGAAGGGATTACTGCTAAAAATGTAGACGATGTTATAGAACAAATGTTGGATAAACAAAATGAATTATATTCTTCTCATTCTATATTACTTACTCAAGCTAGAACATTTAGAAATTTAAAAGATAATAACTTTGAAAAGTATTTAACTAATGACTTAGTTCCAGTAACTACTAATTACTATATGAATGCTGCTAAAACTATAGAGCATAAAAAATCTTTTTTACTTCCGGGTAAGACTAATAAGTCTAATGAGAATCAATTTATAGAGAGATATATTACTCCTATAAATCAAGAATTAAGAAAAGTAAGAGGTAAAGGACTTACCAGAAAAGATAAGAAAAGAATAATTGACCTTTATAAATCTGTAACAGGACAAGTAGATTATTTTGATAGTGGTTTAATACAAGGTATTTACGATACTACAAAACTTGCAAATGCTATGGCTTATCTACCACTTGCAACTTTGTCTTCTGTTACAGAGGCTATGATACCTTTAGCTAAAGCTCCTATAAATGCAAATGTTAAAGGTATGCAAACTGCAATAACTAAAGGTCATAAAATATTTACTACAGAAATCTCTAGCATATTAAAAGAAAAACATAATATGAAACCTGATGAAATAGTTCAGGAAATGAATAGAGTATTTATAGCTGTAGATGAAGCTATGGGAGATGTTACTAACAGGATATCTGGTGAAGGTTTACAAAATGAATTTTTAAAAGCTCAAGCTAGAAGATTTTATAGATTTAATCTACTTATACCTTGGACAAAAACTGTACAACTTGCATCATTTTCTACAGGTAAAGATTTAATAAGAGATAACTTAACAAAGCTTAACAAGTTTAAAGCTGATGGAGAAGATATACTAAGTGAAATAGCTCCTATGAAAATTCAAAAGTTAAGAAGTGAGTTATTTGATTTAGGAATAGATGTAGAAGATGGTATTAGATGGTTAAATGCAGGAGCTAAACAAAGCGATGCTTTTTATAATGAGCAGTTAGTTAGAGGTGCTGGTAGATTTACTAACTCTATTATATTACCAACAGCTAGAGAGTCTGCAAGAGTACCTACTTATATGACTAATCCTAAGATAGATATCTTTACACAGTTTTTAAGGTATCCTACAGTGTTTGGTAATACAATCTTAAAAAACTTTGCAAGAGATACAATTAATAACCCAGCAACTAACGCACCTAAAGTAGCTGCTTTTGTTGCAATGTCTACTAATGTTGCTAAAGCTACTAACTATTGGAGAACTTCAGAAGAAAATAGAGAACGTATGGATAGGGGAGAAGATTCTTGGAAAGATACTTTAAAAGCTTATCAACGTGTTGGTTTATTAGGACCTATAGAATATGGAGTTAGGTTTACAGAAGCTTTGGCATATGGGCAAAACCCTGCAATAGCTACCGCTAATTTAGGTGGACCAGTGCTTAACGATATTGTTGGCATGACTTTATATAATAGAGGATTACTTGAAACAGGTGCTAGAAAGTTACCTTTAATAGGAACTAAAAACTTAATGGAAAAGTATACGGGGTTTGAACCTTATACTCCTATACAAGAAAAAGCAAAAGAACAAGATAAAAAAAATAGAAAAGCTTTTGAAAGATATGCTGAAATTGCTACAGGAACTGAAGAAGTAGTAGAGGGATTTAGTGATAGGTTTGAAAAGTTAGAAGGTTTTAGAAGTGGATTTAATGAAGGCGGTAGAGTAGGTTATGCTCAAGGTTTAGGTGTTTCTAAAGATGTTAGTGATGTAAAGAACGAACCTGAAAATAGAGTAGACCCTTTTACCGGACAACCTTATGCTGTTCAGTCTCAATCTTTACAAGATTCTTTGGTTAGAGAAGATACTCAAGACCAAATGAATAGGTTAGGTTTTAACGAAGGTGGAGTTGTAACTCCTGAAGAAAATAGATTGAGTATTTACAGTTATCTAAAAAATAAACAATTAAGACCAGAGGCTATAGTTGGAATTATGGCTAATATAGATAAAGAAACCGGAGTTGAAAGTGATGACTGGAGAGGTTCTTACAGTTATAAACAAAAAGAAGTTGGTAATAGTAAGTTAGGTCAAGGGTTATTTCAATTTACTACTAAATTACATAAAGAAGGATACGAAAACTTTTTAAAAGATAACAAGTTAGATGATTCTAACGAAGCTAATTTAGAATACTTTTTAGATACTGTAATGAATCCTCAAAGTAAAATGAGGAAACAGATAGGTGGCGGTAATTTAGATGATTTGAGAGATTCTTTTGAAACAGGAAATATTCAACAAATTACTGAGTCTATAAATAATAAATGGTTAAAGCCCAAGACTTATGGTGAAAGAGAAACAAACCCAGAGGCTCATTTGAAAAACTTAAAAGATAGAAACTTTAGAGCTAATAGAATAATTAAAGAATTAAATTTATTTAAAGACTAATGATACTTTACACCGAGGAACAACTTGAAAAGGCTTATAAAGTCTACAGGATACACCAGATAGAAAAGGACTTAGGCTTTATGCAGTTAGAAGAATTTAGAATACTATACGAAGACTTAATGGCAGGGATGATGTAATGGGATTTCCGTTTGAGATAATAACTATGTTAGCTTCTACTGTGTTAGGTGGAGTTATGAGTATATGGTCTGAAAGTCGTAAGGCTAAAGCAGAGGCTCAGAAACTTCTTATAACTCGTGGCGAGTTTGAGATGAAGGCTAGAGAACAATCTATACAAGCAGGACAAGCTGACAAAGGTTTTGCATGGACAAGAAGGATTATAGCACTAACATCAGTCTTTGCTATTGTGTTGTTGCCTAAACTTGTAGCTGTTTATTATCCTGATGTAGATGTTACAGTAGGATATACTAACTGGAATCCCGGCTTTTGGTTTTTAAAACCCGGTAGAGAAGTATTTGAATGGATAACTTTTCAAGGCTTGGTAATAACACAATTAGATACAAACTTAGTATCAGCAATTATAGGCATGTACTTTGGTGGTAGTTTAGCTAAAGGAAGATAATGGATACTAGAGATTTCATGACCGTCTTAGAAACTGTAGGTATTCCTGCAGCTTTTGCAGTTGCTGCTGGTTGGATGGTATATAAATTATTTAATGCTTTGATAGCTGATGTACATAAAAAGTTAGATACTCAGCAAGGCATGATAGTTGCATTAATAGATAGAGTAAGACAAATGGATAACGACATGATACGAATAGACTCAATGGTTAGAACAGCCATGGGTATACAAGTAGATGTAGATAGGATAGCGAGAGCAGATGGGAAAAAAGACCAAAGAAAAGATTAATAAATTTGAATTAGCATCAATAGGTATTTTTATACTATTGTTTTTAATAAGTGTATTACAAGCAGACGAGATAGTATTTAAGTTTAAAAGTCCTAGCTTTAGTGGTATTAATTCATCTTCACATTACCTTACCATACAGAACCAAGAGTTCAATCGTAAAGAAGCTTTGAAAGCAGAGATAAAAGCACTTCAAGATGAGATAGAAAGAGATAAAGAAAACACAACACTTGCAAGGTTTATAAGGAACCTAGAGTCTAGAATATATGCACAGTTATCTAGACAGCTTGTAGACAATTTGTTTGGTGAGACTCCTAGCGATAGTGGTGTACTAGAATTAGAGGGCAACAGAATAGAATACAGTGTTGTCGATGGAATAATAACTTTAAACATAACGGATAGTGATGGTAATACAACGACTATATCTTTGCCTGTTGGCGATTTTTATTTCTAGCTGTGCAGTACTAAATCACAATGAGGACTTAGCATTAACTCAAGATATAAAGCCTAGTTCAGTATTAGATTTACAATCAGAAGAATTAAAAAATTTACCACCGGCTACAATGATGCCGACTATAGCTATATACCCTAATAGTTTTAAAGACTTAACAGGACAGAGAAGAAGTAATAGTTCATTTGCTTTGTTTAGCACAGCTATTACACAAGCTCCTGAAGCTTTTCTTATAAGAGCTTTTAAGCATACAGCAAATGGAAAGTTTTTTAGAGTTGTAGAAAGAGTAGGCTTGGATGACCTAACAAAAGAAAGACAACTTATTAGAAGTACTCGTAAAGAGTTTAAGGAAGATAACAAAATGAAACCTCTGCTATTTGCAGGGTTACTAGTTCAGGGAGGAGTAATTAGTTATGAAGCTAATCTCAGGTCTGGAGGTGCTGGTGCTAGATACCTAGGGATAGGTAACAGTAAGCAGTACAGAGAAGATACGGTTACTATATCATTACGATTAGTATCTGTGTCAACAGGAGAAGTACTGATGGAAACTTTAGTTTCTAAAAGTATTATATCCACAAGTGTTTCTCAGGATATATTTCGTTTTATTGAAACTGGCACAGAGCTAGTAGAAATAGAAGGTGGTGTAGCTGAGAACGAATCTGTTTCTATAGCTTTGCAAAAGGCAATAGAGACAGGTGTATTAAATATTATAAATATAGGAATAGAGAGAGGCTATTGGAAATATGAAAATATTAAAATTAATGAGCCTGTTTGTGATGCTGAGTGCATTGCCGACATACGGGGCTGATAACGAAATATATGTTGACCAATCAGGTGCTACAGCTAACATAGATTTAGAGCAGTTAGGTTCAGGCAATATTATAGGTGGATTACAATCTTCTGCAGGAAGTGTGACTCCATTAGATTTAGACGGTCTTACTATGACTTTAGATATAAATCAAATAGGAGATGCTAATAAATTCTTAGGTGATATTTATGGTGATTCTATAACAGGATTTTTTGAGTTTGATGGTGATAGTAATACATTTACTATACAAGGAGACCCAACAAATACTTTTGGTATTGATAACTCTAATTATAATGTTGATGTTACTGGAAGCTCTAACACATTTACCTTAGACCATGGTACAACTGCACTAGCTGCAACACTAGATTTAGATTGGATTATTCAAGGTGATGATAACACTTTTGATTTCGATATAAATTATGATGGTGCTACTAACTATGTAGATGTTGATGGAGATGATAACACTGTAACCTTTACAGGTTCAGGATATGCCGGAGGGTATTTTTATCTTGACCAAACAGGGAACAGTAGAACATTCAACATACAACAACTGAGTACTCAAGACAATGACTGGCTTAAAATTATATCTAACGGTAATAATGGTACTGTTTGTGTCATTCAAAATGACCAAGGTACAGGCACAAGCTGCTAATATTGGAAACATAACAGAACTTAATGGAGCTGGTAGAGTAGTTAGAGAAGTCCAAAAGGACTTAGAAGACACTTACCAAGCTTCATTAAATTTTGACATAAATAGTTTTGATAATGTTCAAACTTCTAACGGAAGATTGGGCATTACTTTTTTAGATGACAGTCAAGTTAGACTTACTGAACATTCTGAATTAATAATAGATGAGTTTATATACGACCCCGACCCATCTAAATCTAAGATGGCTTTACAATTTGCTAGTGGTACTGCAAGGTTTATCACTGGTAAGTTAGCTACAATAGATAAAGAAAATATACTAATACAAACTCCTAGTGCTACGATAGCTATTCGTGGTACAGATTTTACAGTTACTGTAGATGAGTTAGGGAGAAGTTTAGTTATATTATTACCGGACAACGATGGTCTTCCAAGTGGAGAGATTGTTGTCGCAACAGCTATGGGACAGGTAACACTTAACAAGCCTTACCAAGCTACTACAGTTTCAATGTACGAGACTGCACCAACCAAACCCGTTATCCTTGACTTGACCCTAGAGTTAATTGATAACATGTTAATAGTAAATCAACCACAGGAAGTAGAACAAGAAGATGAGGGACAAGATGGAAATGGCGTTTCTAATATTCTTGATGTTGACTTCCTTGAGTTCGATGATTTAGAAGTAGACTATCTTGCAGAAGATGAGTTAGAGTTTACAGAGTTAGATATAAATTATCTTGATGTAAACTTTCTAGAAGATTTACTAAACATTATAGAAGAAGTAAATGAGTTAGACAATACTGAATCACTTTTAAGGACTGACATAGATTTAAAAGGAACTCAAGTTGGCTTTGACTCTGATACCCAAATCAACACATTTTTAACTGACAATCTTATAACTTTTTACAAGTCTCTAGAAGATACTGTAAGGTTAGACTTAGATAGGTCTAATGCTTACACAGTTATCATGATTCAAAATGGTAAGAGTACACAGGTCATTGTCAATGGTGGAGGAGACTCTACTATAAAAATAACGCAAGGAGATTAACATGAAGTGGTCTACAATTCTTTTAGGGCTATTAACTTTACCTTTGCTTTTTAACGTTGTCCCATTAGAAGTCTTGAGACTAAAGACTTTTGATGCTCTAGTACCTGAACAGCAACCAACCGGACATTTTAAAATCCTTAACATTACTGAACAAGACCTAGATAATATGGGAGGATATCCCTTACCTCGTCAAGACTTAGCAAGTATTCATAAAAAGATTATGGATGCTGGTGCGTTAGGTGTTGGTTGGGTTATGTTATTTCCACATGTAGATAGACTAGGTGGTGATGATGAGTTTGCTTTAGAGCTTTCAAAGTCTGCAAGTGTTATAGCTATGCCAGAAGTAAACAATAATAACTTCCCGGCAACACATGGTACAGTTATCAAAGGACCAATAGTATCTTTACCAAAGGCTCAAGGATTTTTAGAGAACATAAATGTATTAAAACAATCAGCTAGTCAAGGTGCTATATCTGCACCAGTTGATGTAGATAATTTAGTAAGGCGTATACCTTTACTACAACAAACAGATAATGGGTGGGTTGCTTCGTTTGGAACAGAAGTTTTAAAAATACTAGGAGGTGGTCGTACTTATCAGATTGTCACAAATCTGAATGGAATAGAACAGGTTAGAGTTAGAGGCATTCCACCCGTTTCAACAGATAGTCTAGGACGTAAATGGATTAGTTGGGTAGATACTCCACAAACTACACTAGCTGAGATGAATGTAAAAGATAAGTTTGTATTCGTAGGCTTTACAGCTAAAGGTATTACTAATCAAGTAGCAACTCCGGTAGGTTTATTAGAGCCTCACAAAATTCAAGCTGCGTTATCTGAGAGCATGTTAATGGATACGCCACAAATACCTGACTATAGATTGTTTGTAGAACTATTATTATTATGTGTCTCTGGTTTACTGACAGCCTTTCTAATAGCACGATTAGGTATCACATGGGGTATTGTATCAGTTGGTGGTTTGATGTCAGGAGTAGGCTACTTTGGATATAGTGTCATACAAAATAACATACTCATAGATGTGACTTGGAGTATGACAAGTATGACACTTATTGCTACGTTACAATTCTATTTAAATTTTAGAAAGCAATACAAGCTTAGACAACAAATCAAGAAACAATTTGAACATTATCTTGACCCAAGACAAGTCAAACAACTTCAAGATAATCCGGAGCTTCTGAAGTTAGGCGGAGATAGACGAAGATGTACGTTTTTATTTACAGATGTTCGTGGCTTCACAAGCTTGTCAGAAAAACTAGAGCCTGAACAAGTAACAGAGATTATGAATAAGGCACTAACTATTCAAGCTGATGCAGTTAAAGAATGTGGAGGGATGGTAGATAAATATATTGGTGATGCGATGATGGCTATCTTTAATGCACCTATAGACCTAGATGACCATGAGCAAAGAGCTGTTGAAGCATCTGTGAAAATACACCAACGTATGGTTGAAGCCGACTTAGGGATAGAGATAGGTATAGGGATAAATACAGGAGAGGCAGTTGTAGGTAATATGGGAAGCGATTCACGATTTGATTACTCGGCAATAGGTGATGCAGTCAACTTAGCTGCAAGGTTAGAAAGTTCTACTAAAGAAGTAGGTGAAGATATAGTCATAGGTCACGAAACAATTAAGAGTTACACAGGTAAGTATGCAACTCTTAAGCCAATTTATGTAAAGGGTAAAGAAAAACCTATAAAGATTTATACTATAAATTAATTAAAACTTTATCGGTATATTTGAGGACATATTTAGGTAACTCTGAAGTCTCATCGTTTGGATAAACTTCAACATAATCAAAATCACTATCGCCATACCATCTTTGTATTTCAACTCTAGAAGATTTATCATCTTTGTTTTCTTCAATATCTTGAATTACTTTTTTATAATCTTCTAATTTCCAATGCCAAGAGTCTTCACCATCTTTTGTGTAAATGTAAAATTCATAATGCATGTTATTTAACTCCTTTAAAATCTAAAATTCTTTATAAAGTTACTATTCAAATCTGCATTATCTTGTAGTTGCTCTGCCACTCTTTTTCTTGCAAGTTCCCAACACACTTTCTTTGGATTCTTCATTTCTAGGTAATCAGCAACTTCTTGATTAGACATACTATCTACTTTGTTAAGAACTTCTTGATTTATTTTTCTCATATTAGCCCTCCAGCTTTTTGAATTAAAAAACCATTATAACATAACTAAAAATAAATGTCAACCCCCTATTTTAAAACATTAAGTTCTCTTTGAAAGTAGTCGTGTAAGTTTTCTAACTTAGCTTTACCATTTCTAATAATAGTTTTAATAACTGCTCTATCATCTGGTGGAAATACTTCGTCTACCATATCTTCAGGCAGTAGGCTAAACTCTGTTACTATTTTATTATCTCTTGTTAAAAGTATTTTGAAGCTTACTAAGTTAGCTTCGGATTTATTAATCATTAGGTTCCTCTAGGTTTGTAAATTTAATATTGTCCTGTCTACCTCGAAGCCCTGCTTTCATATAGGTAGTAGCCCTACCTTCAAAAAAGTTCTGGTGTTCTACTCCGGTTACTTCATCAATCCAACCAAGAGGATTCTCTCTTTGGTCAAAGTTAGTTTTTAATCCTAACTGAAGCAACCTTCTATCTGCTATGTATCTGTTGTAAGCATACATATCTTTTTTAGTTAGTCCTTGTATATCTCCCATATCAAAAACTAAATCCAAAAACTTATCTTCTAACTCTACCATATGTCTGCATATGTCATAGAGTTCTTTCTTAAAATCATCTGTCCATATCTCTATGTTCTCTTGTATAAACTCTCTAAACAATTTAGTCATAGCTTCAACGTGCATAGACTCATCACGGATAGAGTAAGTAACTATCTGTCCCATGCCTTTCATCTTACCAAATCTTGGAAAGTTTAAAAGAATAGCAAAGCTACTGAACAACTGTAAGCCTTCTGTAAAAGCTGAGTAAACTGCTAAAGTTTTTGCAATAGTTCTTTTATCAGACTTAAGCGGTTTAAAGTTACCAACATAGTCATGCTTGTCTGACATCTCTTCGTACTCTGCAAAAGCTTTGTACTCTATCTCAGGCATTCCAACTGTGTCAAGCAATAAAGAATAAGCATGTTGATGAATTGATTCCATGTTTGCAAAAGAACCCATCATCATTCTTGATTCAGGTTTTTTAAAGATAGGCATATACTTATCTACATATCCGGCACCCACATCAACATCAGACTGAGTAAACAATCTGAATATTTGTGTAAGTAAATTCTTTTCAACCGGTGTAAGTTCTTGCCAATCTTTTACATCTGTATGTAGTGCTACAGACTCTGGCATCCAATGCATCTGATTCTGTAATACATAGTAATCAAACATCCATGGATATTCAAATGGTTTGTAGTAATCTCTAGTTGTTAGTAAGCTCATATTATTATTCCTTTGGTAAATAGACTATAACTTCGGAGTTACATTTAGGGCAATGTAAGTTTGTCTCCATTATATACTCTTCATTTTCATCTTCTATGTCATGGTCTCCGCCCCATATTAATTGTGTTCCACAGTGCCAACAATCCATGACTATCCCTCACATGCGATACATTCTGTATCTTCTAAATTTATTCGTTGTACTTTAGTATTAACATTCTCTACAGTTCTGGCTGCATTAGAACGGAAGTAATAAAGCGATTTAAGTTTGTTCATACCATACCAATGTACATCATTAACATATTGCATGTACTCATCGTGTACTTCTTGAGGCTCTGTTGCCTTTGGTAAAGTGAAGAACAGATTAACAGACTGTGCTTGACATACAAACTCTTGTCGTTGATGTGCATGTTCTACAATCCAAATTTGATTTATTTCATTAGCAGTCTTAAATATTTCTTTTTCTTCATCTGTTAATATATCTAAGTGTTGAACTGAACCATCACTACCTGATATATCTTTCCATACTGCATCTAACTCTTTGCCTTTAAGCCCCTTAGACTTGAGAACTTTTTCGAGATACTTGTTCTTAACTTGGTAAGACCCTGACAAAGTTTTGTGAGTATAGCAGTTAGCACGGAAAGGCTCAATAGAAGGGGAAGTACCACTACATATAATCCCACTACTAGCGTTAGGAGCAATAGCCAATAGGTTAGCGTTTCTTTTACCTGTACCATGAATGTCTGGAGCCTCTCCTCTTCTAACAGCCAGTTCTTTAGTCGCTTCATTTGCTCTAGTATTGATATACAAGAATGCTTTATAGTTGAAACCACTAGCGTATATCCCTTCGAAAGGGATGTTACGAGATTGAAGATAAGCATGGAAGCCCATAGCACCGAGACCGAGACTCCTTTCTCGATACGCTGAGTAGGCACTCTTGGTAAAGCCTTCCTTACCTTCTTTAACATATTTTTGAAAGCGTTTAAAATTTGCACTGTATTCTCCTAACTGTGTTGTGTCTATTGCATTGTCAATGTAGTGCTGTAAAACATTGTCAAGCATGGTTATTAAATCTTCAATGAACATGTCATCTTTTGACCAGTCATCAAAGTGTTCTAAGTTTACAGAAGATAAGCAACATACTGCTGTTCTCTCTTCATCTGTTGGTAGAGTAATCTCTGAGCATAAGTTACTTTGTCTTATCTTTAAACCTAAATCTTTTTGTGCTTTAGGTAAATGTTTATTACAAGTATCAATGTTCACCATGTAAGGCTCACCTGTTTCTGCTCTAGCATTTATTATCTGCCACCATAAATCTCTAGCGTTAATAGTCTTAACAGCTTCGTTAGTCTTAGGGTCTATCAATCTCCAATCTTCATCCTTCTGTACTGCTTCAAGAAAAGCATCTGTAATATTTACACCGTTATGAAGATTAAGATTCTTTCTGTTTATATCTCCACCTGATTCTTTTCTCATGTTAATAAACTCTTCAATCTCAGGATGACTTATATCCATATAAGCCGCATAACTACCACGTCTTGTAGTGCCTTGGTTAAAAGCTAACATCTGAGAATCAACTACATGCATGAAAGGAATTGAACCAGTAGAACGAGAGCCATGAGTAGTAGATATACCATTACTCCTAATATCTCCCCAATATCCACCAATGCCTCCACCCGAACTTGCCAACCAAATATTCTCGTCATAGTGAGAAGATAAACCACCCCTACTATCAGGAACATAGTTAAGAAAACAACTGATAGGAAGCCCACGAGTTGTTCCCCCGTTACTAAGTATAGGAGTGCTGAACATGAACCAACGAGAGGAACTGTAGTTATAAAGTCTTTGAGCCAATTCAAAATCTGTCTCACCTTTGTAGGTTGCTCCGAAGACTGAGGCTCTTGCGAATGCTTCTTGGGCATGTGTTTCTCCTTCCCAAAAATATCTATCTTTGAGTGTATCTAAACTAAACTTATCAAATGTTTTTTCTTTATCATAATCTATTGTAATGCCTAGGTAAGGCTTCTGTCCTATCTTATCTTCAATCATTATCTTTGTCCTGTAAATATAAAGCTATTATAGCATAGTGTATTATCTTACGTAAGTCATCTGGATTATTACCATGTTTCTTTCCATATCTCATAGCGTACTTCATAATGTTTCCAATACAAAATCCTTCTCCATGTCCTGTATCTAATATTATATCAGTAGCTTGGTACTTACCATTAGCATAATGTTGGTCGTATGTTCTATCAACATACATTCTTATCTCTCTTAATATTTCATCTTCTTTAAATTTATACTTCACTTCTCCATTCCTCCGGTAATGTCTCTTCACTATACCAAGTGAAGTCATTTGTCTCAGCCCATTCAGCATGAGTTCTTTTTGTTTTATCTTTCCTTACTTTAGCACCCGGCATTGGAGAGAAAGGTTTCTGAAATAAAAACACTAACTCATAATTCTTAGGTAAAGCACTTCTAATATGTATGTACTTACTATACTCTGCATAGTCCCAGAATCTACCTTTAGCTTCTATTAAAATAGTTTTACCATCTATGACCTTTACAAAGTCTGGCTCGTACTTATGCTTAACAACATAATTAATATTATCCCAATGATGGTTCCATTCTTTTAGGATAGTCTGATGTATATCATATTCCCAAGCACTATCGTATCCTTTAGGTACGTTTACTTTTTTAGGTCTTGGCTTTCGTGGTACTCTTCTAGGCATTAAGCTGTTCCAAAGTAATGTCTGGATTCTGCTTAACTTTTTTATAGAACCATCTTAAACTATAAGCACTTAACATGAATCTATTATTTGCAAAGATATGAGTTTGTTCTGGTAAGAACTCACCCAAGTTTTTCTTAGTTATCTTGGTAGCTTCTTCTCCTTCTGGAACCATAGTTCTTATCCAACTGATAAGTAACTCCTCTGCTCTACGTCTTAGTCTCTTGGCTTTTCTACCATTCATATCTGTGTAACCTCTATAACATTAGGCGGTTTAGGTACTTGAGTTAAGTATCTATAACCTGTTGAATATTTAAACACTCTTAAACCTTTACCATCGTTTGCATCTGCATGACATTCAAACTTATGTCTACAATATACACAACCTTTAGCAAGTTTCATATTACCAGACTTACCATCTGGAACATCATCATAACATTTATTAGGTGGTGCTGTTAGTTTAACAGCCTTTTTAATATCAGTTATTTTCTTTTTAATATTAGGCTTATCAAAGTTATCTGGTCTGAACATAGCTAACTCTCCAGACTCTTTGTTAAGAGCAAGGAAGCCACCATTCTTAGTTCCTTCTGCTTGTTCGTATCCGGCAAGTTGAGCCATGTAACCAAAAGCATCATCCTCTGCTAGAGTACCATCTTTAAACTTCTTAAATGCAAAACCTGAAGCAGTCTTTACATCTACTACTTCACCATCAATAACACAATCCATGTGTCCTTTGATTCCAGATACTGTTATTTCTTTCTGCTCACTTGTAACTTCATGTCCAGATAATCTAACAAGAAATAAAACTATCTCTTCAAGTAGATGTCCGTACAAGAACTTAATAAATGTTGGCGGTGAAATAACCTCTGTAGTATCTGAGGTTGAGTTCATCTCGTACCATAGTTGTCTAGGTTGTTTACCTACGTTAGACATTCTTAAGCTAGGTTTACCACGTGGGCTAGGGTGTGACCAAGAGTAGAGAATCTCTTTCATGGATTCTCCAAACTGCTCTATTGTGTTCTCATCTATGTCAAGATGTTCACCTTTTCCTAAAGCCGACAATTTATTATATATGTCTTCTACTAATGTGTCAAGTGTTTTTTTATTTTTTTTCATCTTCAGTCTCCTTAAATGCTTTGATGACATCTGATGAGAATAATTTTTGAAGATTGACTAAAAACATTTTACTAGCGTTATGGTCTCCACCACATACAGTTTTAAAACTATCAAGCTCATCAACAATAGTTCTAAGTACATCTGTTTTAAATACTAGTGTGCAAAATTCGTTGTCTCCTACACATAAGTTATGGAACCAATAGTCTGATTCCGTTGCTCTTATTCCTGATGGTTTGTTCCAAGACTCATACTCTATACATATGTTTCCTGTCTTCATCCACATTCCTTTCTCTGACTTAACCTCTATCTTCTTTCCGGTTAGCATGTCTTTTATTTTCTCTTCTCTAATCTCTCCATATTCTAAATCAATATCAAATTTCTTTCTATCTTCTTTAGTGGGTTTCACTCCAATTAGCTCCTATCTTGTATTCACCATCCAAAGGACAGCGAAGATTAAAATGTTTTCCGGCATTAACAATACTCTCTACTGCAAACTTACCTATAAAATCAGCCTTATCTTTTGGAACTTCTATCTGCCATTCATCATGTATGTTAGCTACGAATTTATATTCCATGTTATTTAATTTTAACAACTCATCTAACATAACCAACCCTTGTTTCATTATAATAGCACCGGCACCTTGTAGTAAAGTGTTAAGTGCTGAATGTTGGTTACGTACATAAAGCTTTCTACCATCTAATCCTTTGAGATAATTTTTTGTTGATGCTCTTTGTACTCTGTCTCTAAGAGATTTAAATGTAGGTTTATTATCAAAGAAATATTGTCTAGCTCTTTTACCATCTGCTGTAGTTCCTCCAACCACGCTTCCAAGTTTTTCATCTCCGGCTCCGTACATGAGTGCATAGATGAATGTCTTCGCCTTATCTCTTGATTCAAGTTGTGCAAGTTTTTGATTAGAGGTGTGTATATCTCCGTTAATGATTTCATTTGTGTATTCCTCATCGTTCATATAGTGAGCCAACATTCTAATCTCAAGACCAGAAGCATCAACTCCAAGTAAAACATTACCTTCTTCTACAGTCCAACAAGCCCTACATTCTTTTCCATATGGGCTATAGACTGCCGGTACTTGTGCCATGTTAGGATTTCTATGAGTCATCCTACCTGTGATAGCACCATTAGGTATTACAAAGCCATGTACTCTGCCATCTTCTTGTACTCCTTCAACCCAAGAATCAACTTGAGCTATACGTTTTTGAAGCAGTAAGAAGTCTGCTATAAGTTTAGCTTCGTGTATGTGTGTGATTGCTGATAGAGTTTTCTCATCTACTATTGGTTGTCCTGTAGGTGTAAACCTTTCAGGCTTCCAACCAAAGTCAATAAGATATTCTCCAATTTGTTTACGACTACCAAGATTAAAGTCAACTAACTTCTGCCTCATAAAAGGTTCGAAGTTATTTGTATCTATACATCTTTGATACTCATCATCTGTAAGTCCACGCTTAGATAAGTCCCCATCTTTTTTAATGTAAGGTTTTACTAACTTATCATCTACCCATTTAGGTTTAAATGTACCATGAACTTCATCTTCAATTGCTTGTTTCTTTTCTCTGAGTTCAGCAAGTAACATCAAGGCTGATTGTAAATCAAACTTAAATCCGTTTACCTCTTGCTGTTTTATTATTCTAGCTATGCTTTGTTCTAAAGCTATGCATTGTTTGGAAAAGCCTTTGCTCTCCTCTCTAAGTTTCTTTAGTACTACAGCGTTGAGTTGTACATCTCTAACACAATAGTCCATCATCTCTTTAGAATAATTAAGATAGTCTGAGAACTCTATCTTATGGTAGCCTAACTTGTATCCCCATTTCTCAAGGCTATGTCCGCCTTCTCTGTTAGGATTAAATAATCTTGATAACACTAACGTATCAATAACCGGTATCTTAGACAAGTCAACATCACCAAACTTCTCTACCATAGGTATGTCAAATCCGATGATGTTATGTCCTATTAAAGTATCTGCATTAGCTAACAGTTCATAACCTTCTGATAATTTCTCCGGTGGATATTTATATATCTGTCCGGTGTCCATATCTTGAGCAACGATACAATGTATCTTAGTTGCTTTTAGGTCATCTGTTTCTATGTCAAATACTAAGTCCATTAAAATGCCTCATCCAAACTAGCATCAAAGGTTATGTCCTCATCTGTAAGTTCAGATAGTCTACCGGTTTCAGCATCGTAGATTACTCTACAAGCCATACCGACATCGCCTGTGTATCTAGACTTCAAGATTCTAAGTCTCGTAGTCCTAGCTTCATCAGGGTCATCTGATTGTTGATTACGTTCTAATGCTATCACACAATCACTCAGTTGTCCAATGCTATTGGAACCTCTTAGGTGAGAAAGAGATACTTCAATCCCGTTCTCATGTCCTTTGTTACCATCAACACGTCTTAAGTGTGATACTAAAATAATACCGGCACCTGTTTCTTCTACTAAACTTCTCAGCCTAGTCATGATAGTATCAATAGCACGTCTCTCATCCCCTTCATGTACAGCACTGACTAACATATGTAGATGGTCAACGACCACCCACTTACAGTCACATCCTATAATCATAAAACGAAGCTTAGTAAAGATGTCATCGATGTCGTTGGTACCGAAGTGGGAATGTACCCATACCCTATTACGATTCTCACCATCATAGAGTACATCAAAAAACTTATCAAGTTCTTCTTTACTAAACCTGTCTCTTACTTGGTCAACATAGAGCCTAGCGTTAGCTTCAATAGAAAGTATCCCATCAATGGTACGCCTCCAATCTTCTTCTAATGCTATAATCCCTACGTTATCATCAGTATTTTTAATAAGATGATGTTCAAGTTCACGTGTAACACTAGACTTTCCAAGCCCTGTACCACCTGTAAGAGTTACTAATTCTCCTTGCCTTAGACCATACAATTTCTTGTTCAGTCCTTCATAAGGATAAGGAACACTTTCTTTCTTCTCACGGTTATGAAACTTCTCACGTTGTTCAGATACATTTATAACCCCAGATGGAGTATAAACTTTAGCTGACCACCATGCTTCAACAAACTCTTTATGTCTGTTGTTCTTAAGCATATCGTTAGGGTCTTTCCAACCGTTAGGTAGTGTAACTATACGAGCCTTGCCGGGCTTGAAAAGTCTTGCAACTTTTATACTAGCTTCTTGTCCGGCTTTGTCTTTGTCAAAAGCAATGATGACATTTTCAAAGTTATCAAAGAACTCTAAGCTTTCCTTGATATCTCTGACTGCACCATTGGCACCACGTTTAATAGATACTACAGCCCACTTAGAACCAAGCAGTTCATAGGTAGCCATAGCATCACACTCTCCTTCAGTGACAGTAACATACTTACCACCTTTGAAAAGTTGTTGACCAAACAACCCTGTATCGTTATAACTTCCGGAGACATAAAAGTCTTTGTCCTTACAGTTCCTAACTTTAGTAGCTGATAGCTCATGCCCGTTGTAGTAAGGGTAAAAATGTTTAACGACATTACCTTGTAAGTCATGTACACATTTAACCCCGTACTTCTGAGCAGTTGGCATAGAAATTTTTCTGTCTTTTAAGGCTGAAAACTTTCCTTCATCTACCATATCGGGTTGCTTAGTCTGAGTTGTTGTTATTGTTTGCATATCCTTTCCTCCACATGCTTTAGTATAGCTAGGCATAAACTCTCCACAGCTAAAGCATTTTGCTGAGTCATCTTCGTTGATTCCTACAGCATCACTGCTTCCGCATAGTGGACAAGGTTGATGTAACTTATCCCAAGTTTTATCCATGTTAGCCCTCACTACACAATTAAGACTCGTCTTCTGAGTCTACTACTTCTTCTTCTGGTTGTTCTACAACTGCCTCTGGGCTTTCCTTTAGGATAGCTTCGAGATTATTCTGGTGTCCTTGTGAAGCAAAGTTCAAAGCTTCAACTAGTACATTCAACGTACCTATCTTACTGATAGATATGTTAGCACCGGCTTTGTTCTCTTCGTTCTCAATCTTTGAAACATCATAGACTGATTCACCATCATCATTTTTAATAGTAATAATCATAATTAAAACTCCTCGTTATCTGAACTAGGTTCAGTGTATTCAACTAAATCAGTAACCTTCACAGCTATTAATTCTGCAAATGTACCATACTTACCTGTGTAGGGTTTAATCTTCACAGTAACTTCTGAGCCATTACCAACACTAACATCTAAAGGGTTGCCATCGTTGTCAACTAACTTAGGTGCCGGATTGGTTGTCCCATCGTGTCTCTCTACTTTTCTACTGAATGAGAAAGCCGGTTCATCGTACTTAGGTTGTCCATCTCTGGTTCTAACCCTTGACAAACCAATACCCTCTAACTTAGTAGCAGTATCTTCATCAGTCAGCACAACTATTCCATACTTATGTGGCTCAAACTTAGTGTTTGGTGTGCTGATATTTGCCCACATAGCTTTTCCTTCTACGTACTCATACATATATTATTCCTCCTATAGGTTTTAGTTTTTGTATTAAGTGGTCTGAGTTTATCATACTTCTTGCTTTTGTGCAAGTCTTTTTAATCTTCTTTTTTCATTCAGTCTATCTCGCAATACCTGTAGGTCTTCATCCAAGTCTTCCCATAACTCGTTCTTTACTTGTTGCAGTTTGCCTTTAGGTATTTTACTTCTGATTTTTATATCAGACTTCTTAGGTATCCACGTTTCCCAGAACTGTTTCTCTTGACATGCATCTGTGTATGACCATTGAATAGTCTTGTCTAATATTTTGGATTCAAATTCAAACATGAAAGGTAAGTCAAACTTGCTCACCCATTCTGATAATTTCATAAGCCCTCCGGTTAAAAATTAAGTGGGTAGTTTTTCAGTCCCGAAGTAACTACCAACTCCTCCAACAGCAACTTGAACTATAGGTTTTTATAGTGCCTGTCAACACTCGCAAATTGTGGCTTTGTTTTTTATAGTCTGTTCAAACCTCCACGCAATGTGGGAAAATCAGACTAGCTACATGCACTTTTAAAGTCATCTAACTATTAGTAGCGATAGTTAGGAAGACTATTAGTGTGTTGGACGATGGGTACTAGCACTCATTCCAACCTTCATCTTACGACCCACTTCGTCACTCCATATCCCCGAATTTAATCTAGGATTTATAATGGCTCAGACTTCAGGATTTTACAGTAAGCTCATCTTACACTAAATCTTAAAACTTAGTCTGGTTTTAGTGGCACTAGACCAGAAACTAGTAGGTGTCTTTAGGCTTAAGGAAGGTTAGTTGAGGGCTACACCTATCGACACGCCTTAAATAAGTGACTATTGTATTAGGCTTTAACCTCCTTGTCAACCTTTAAGTCTAATAAAGTCACACTATAAATATCATCTTTCCAACTAACCTCATAAGCTATTTGGTCTGTAGGGTTTTCATAATTGTAATATACAATATAACTTTCCCAACATCTAAACTCATCTTTGCTCATTGGTGTTAGCACTACGTTATCTTTCATTACCATCCTATTAAGCGATTAATAACTAATGCACATACTAACATAAAAAGTATTGCAAAGTCTACTAAGTCATCGTGACTCATTCTACTACAGCTTCCTCAGTAGCTAATGCTTGTTCATTTGTAAGTACGCCTAGTCCACCGGTAGCTGATTGCTCTTTAAACTTATTGTCAACAGCTTCCTCTACCTTTTTATCTACTTCAATAGTTTTATTGTTTATAGATTCTCTCAAACCCTTCTGCATAATTTGTAGATACTCTTGTTGTTGTTTAACAGCTTGTAAAGTTTCCTCTAAAGATTCCACCTTCCTATTTAAGGTTAGTATATCATCAGCATTTTCCATAGTGTCTTCGTTCAGTATTAATATTGCTAAGTACATAGTTAATACAACTGCTATACCTGTTAGTAATTTTATTAAAAACATTTTCATATTATTAATCTCTCCTTGAAATGTAGCTATAGTTTTCAGTGTCCCATGTAGCATCTAACATCTCTTGCAAACTCCATCTTAAGTTTTGAAGTTTACCAATGTCTGATAGATAAACATCTTGCATTTCAATAGTATTAGTTATCATACTATCAAGTGAATTAAGTTTTAACATCATCTCTTTATATTCATCTTTACTCATTTCAATAGTTACTTTGTTTTTTAATATTTTAGTTTTCATTTTCCTTGCCCTCTATATTTTTTGTAGTTAGCTTTTCTATTTTTATTCATGGTAGAGTAGCCAACATTACCTCTACCTTGACTTGTTTTCTTGCCTCTAACTCCTGTAGCACTAACATGAGAAGAGTTAAATGATTTTGATTTAACTGCCATATTACATTTTCTCCTTGTAAAGTTCTTGTAAAGTTTGCAAAGTTTCTTTATTTAATTCTCTTAAATGTTTAGGAATATTATTTTTATTATCTTTATTAATAATTATTTTATTATTCCTTTTAAGTTTTTTAAAGATTGTAAACTTATTTTTAACCTTGTCAAGTGAAAAATATAATTTTTTTCTAATGACTTCTAAGAGATTGTTAGTCATGAGTAGTACCTGTATGTGTGTCAGTTAGTATCCGTGCAACCATGAAGCTTACATGCTCTTCTATCCTACGTATGATAGCTGTATCTTGTGCTTCCATTGGTTTGCTCCATGATTTTATATCATCATATAATAAGTCAACAAATGTTCTAAATGTATTGTCACTTAATTTTGCTATGACATTTTCTCTAGCACATAAATCTTCTAGTCTTTTGTATAATGTTTTATTCATCAGTTTAATCCCTCCACTAAGTCCCAATCTTCTGTAAATATACCTTCTTTTACTGCCCATTTCCAATCAGTTTCGCCTTGCTCTCCCTCATATTGTTCTGAACTTCCATCTTTGAAATCAACATACAAAGTACCATACTTTATGTAGTAGTCTTTAACATTGTTCCAATCAATATCTAGTTCCTCTAAGTCAAAGGTAATATTTGCTTCATAAATACACTCAATGTATCTTGGTTTATCACTATCAACATTCATCATCTCTCTCCTATTATCCAATAATCTCTATGATAAGGTTTCACAAACTTACCCTCATCTTCTCCAACATTATCAAAGGATTCACTAACTCCACAATTAGCACTAACAAATTCCTTTGCCACCTTACTAGCTTCATCTGAGTTAGGTGCTGTCACCTCTACAGTAAAGCCCTCCTCATAATGTACTGCTATTCTATATTTATTCATCATCTTCCTCCTTGTTATAACATTCATCACATATATTGAATCTGTCAACATAAGTATATTTATGAAGTTGTTCAAGCTTTTCAAAGACTGTCATTCCTATGTCATCATTTTCTATTACAAACATACTATCAGTTTTAGGAACTTCTTTGTGACACTTTGTACAAAATACATTATACTTCATCATCTTCCTCCTTTTGTTTTAATGCTTCTAGCACCTCATATAATAATCTCTCTTGCTCTATAAGTCTATCTTTGATATCTGTTATATCGCCTGTAATGTCCTCATATATTATCATCAGCCTACCTCCTCGTAATGCTTGTCTAAGAAATCAATACAATCATCCATACATTGTCTAAAATGTTTTGTCCTACACTCACTTGGAGTATCTTCATCTGCTTGTGTAACCATATTATCAAGTAAATATATTGCTTGTTTTAATTTTTCTTTTATGTCCATTAGTCCTCCTTATAAATGTGTATAATCTATAGCTTTGTAGATATTAACAAAGCTCATCTTCTCTACAAAGAATTTTTTATATAGTCCTGTTGATGATGTACAACCACCAATAATAATTTCATCCTCATCATTATATTCTAATACATGTACTGTATATAATGTTCTAGTTTCATCTTCATCTTTATATTTAAAATCTACTCTGCAACTATTAAAAAATGCATAAGCTAATTGTTTCTCTTTTATTTCCATACTAACCCTCCTCGTTATTAATAATATCTTGTATCATGTCCTCGTTAAGCCAATTAAAAGTTCTATTAGCGTTCCGTTCTACTAGGTATTTAATGTTATCTATTCCTTGTGGCTCTCTTGCTATCATGTTCAAGACTCTTGGCGTTATGTCAAGCTTGTCAAGTGTGTCAAGTATGTCAAGCTTTTCAAAATAATAATCGTTATATGTTCTACTCATTTTCTACCTCCTGTGTAATTAAACCTTCATTTATTAAATCCATAGCAACTCTACCGAACCAACCCTGTAGACTCCATGCTAAACCTGTATCTACTAGATGTTGCCATGCTTGTAGTACTTGCTTATCTGTTTCAGCTTCTATAAAGCCTTCTGCTATACCTACTGCTGTATAATTATCCATATCTTTATCCCTCCATTTCAAAGTTATCTAAGTCTATCTCAGCTAATCTCTCAGCCTCGTTCTCTATCCATTCAACATCATCAGAAAATGGACTCAACTCTTGATAATGTTTCTCGTATAAATACTCGTACACTTTTTGTATGTAGTTTTCATTTGTTGTATTGCTCATCTTGTGTCCCTCCTGTGTAAATAATAAGCTACTATTAATCCTGTTATTATATAAACTATCACAATTTTAATATCCATGTCAAACATTGTGTCTCAACCTCCTTACCTCTACGGGCTTATCTTTTTCTATGTCGTTAGGATGTACAACTATCCATGTATTATGCCACTTGCGAACCCGTCTAAGCTTTATATAGTCCTTGTAATTGAGTATCTTATACTCGTATATACTCTCGTATCTTTTCATCTTATACCTCGTTAATTGAAATTATAGTTATATCGTTTAAGCTTTGCTCTCTTATATGTTGATGATTAAAATTTAAATCTTTAACATATTGTTCAGCTTCTTTTTCAGTCTTTGCAATTATTACAAATTTATTAAGTGTTAAAAGTTCTGCATCTATTTCAAATCTTTTCATATTATGCCACCTCTATAGCTTGTATACGTTCTAAGTTAGCCGAGGTTACAAAGAAATTATTTTGTTCTGTGTCCTCTAACTGTCTCAGCTTAACGCTTGAACCCTTTCGCGATAGGTAGCCTATAGCCCCGTTTTTATCTTTAAACCTCGCGTCTGTGTCATCAAAAGAAACTAAGTCAACCCCGAACAATTTAGAGGGTATCTTTAATTTGTCTTGTTTAGTATTAGCTGTATTAAATGCAAGGGCAATATTCAACTTATCTTTTACCGCTTTCTTTAGTTCTTTAATGCTGTACTCACTAAACATAGAGCCACTAAAAGTGTAATGATGATTTTTATTAGTGTTCTTTAACATCATATTCCTATTTTTTGTATAGTCATAAAATTGTATATGTGGATAATCTTTGACTAAATCTTTGTAATTAATATCAGAAGTTCCGTTTAATCTAACAGCTAAAGCATCGCCATGAGTCATATAAGCCTTGTCTATTTCATATCTTAATTGTCTGTAATAACTATCATTCATATATAAATAAAATAATGTCCTATTAATCATGGCTTTTTGTGAGTTTACCATTCCTAACCGCCCAGAATCTTTTAAACAAGCATCAGCACAACCATTGCGTTTAGCATTTGGGCAAAGTGTTTTCGATGTAATCATTTTGTCAGGGGCTAGGTATTGAATAGCTGTAACTATCTTTAACTTTTTACCCTTTGCAACTTTATAGCTTGAATCAATACCTAATAAATAACTAGGCGGTTTATTAAAGTATTCTTTGTGTTCGTCTAGTACTTGCCCTAGTGTCGTATTCTTGCCGTTAAATTTTAATTTGTGGCTTAGTTCCGCGTTCTTTTTGTAATGTTCGTATAACATGGTTATTTATCTCCTTTTATATAATTATAATTGTTGTTGTATCTTATCGCAAATATCATTAAGTATTTGCAATTTGTCATCTAGTTCAACTGTTTTTTTATCAGTATTATTTTTAATATTAATTATCTTTATAGCTTCAGTGTCTAAATGTTCTAATAAAAATTTAATTTCTGTCTTATATAATGTTATTGTGTTCATAGTTATTTTCTCCCTCTTGTTTAATATGTTTGTAATTCTAATTGCTCACTCAATCTATCTGTATAATAAGATGATACACTTTCTAAATATTCCTCGCAAATATTATATAAGCTATCTTTGTGTAAAACATGAGTTCTATATTTAAAAACATTTTCCAATGTATCTAAACCAAACTCACCACATAATAAATACAACTCGCCATAATTAAAGTTATATTCTTTTCCTAGTTTAAAAAGTCTTTGTTTATCTTGTTTATTAATCATTTTTATTTATCTCCTTTTAAAAATGTTATGTTTCTTACCACCAAAAGCCCACAAAAGCGGGCTTGATTAGTGGTTAAGGTTATTTTATATAATTACTGTCTCTCTATCAAATATATTATTTTCTAGCCCCTCTCTAGTTCTGGAAAAATATACGTTGCTATCGTTACCAAATTTAATAATCCCCTCTAAATTAATTTTTTCATTATCAAAACAATCATTATTTAATTTAGCTAGTGTATCAATAGCATTTAATATTTTATCTCTTTCGTTTTCTGTATCGCATTTAATAGTTATATTATAAGTTGTCATTTTTATTTATCTCCTTTGTAAATGTTGTTTTTAGTCATTATTGACTATCTTTATACCACCAAAAGCCCCAATTAAGAAGCTTGATTCAGTGGTTAGGGGTTAATTTATTTATAAAACTCCTTGAGCCTTTAACTCTTGCTCCGCAAGTTCTTCGTATGACTTACCACCCGTCTGAACATCCCAATCAATACTAGACACACCTTGAGCCATTTCAATATAGTCTTTAGATTTACACCATATCTTTTCTTTAGTAAATTGCTCTTTAAGATTATTAGGTATTTCTAAAGTAATATCATAATCATTAACATCTAACATGCTGTAGCAATTACCACATTCAATAGTTGCACAATCATCAATAAAGTCTCCTTCTTTAATTTGCTCCATTTGCAACATAGCACTAAAAGAATAAGAACCACCACACGAGCAATCCTCTATATGCTTATTAAAAAATACTTCAGCACTATCTATGGAGTTATGCCCCCAAGAATTAATAGTGCCTGTTACTTTGATTTTATTTTTCATGTTTATTAACTCCTTTTAAAATTAAGTTGCTTATTTTATGCAACATGTAAAAAGAGAATGCAACACTTTTTTTTATGTTGTAAGAATGCATGTTTCAGAGGTGGTGCTGTACAAAATTTACACAGCTACATAATACGAGAAGTGTATTATAAGAGGTGGTTATAATGTAATATAAGGTTTATGAAGTTTAGATAGTTGTACAAAAATTGTACAGTTTTTGAAGTTGTACAAAATTTATACAGCTTTAAAAGTGCTGTATAAAATTTATACAATAAACTTTACACACGTTATAAACTTTCAACGGGGCATTAACTAGACTTGATAAGCTTGTAAAGTTTTAAAAGTATGACACTTTTTAAGGGCGGTATGACACTTTAAAAGCTTGTAAAGTTATCCACAGAGTTATCCACAGGTTATACATGACACACTTTAAAAGTGGATAAACTGTTGATATCCTGTGTATAAAGTTTTACAAGTGGGGCGGGCAGGATGCACATGGGGGGTGGGTGGGTATATATGTAAATCATCTACATTTCTACCCAAAAGTTGTATTAACCAGTTGGGCTTTATAAAGCTATAAAACTTCACAAACTTTATAAACCTTTAGACATAAAAAAACCCCTAGTTCTTGTTTAGTCTGTATTAAAGACTATTAAGTTTGTTATAACAAGTTATAGGGGTTTATGAATAATTATATAAAAATTATGATGATACTTGGGTGGGCTTATGTATGTATTTAAACCGGGGGACGTTTTCAACTTTATTATACACATACTTTTCAATTTTGTCAAGTACTTTTCCCAAATAACTTAAAATACTTTTAAAGGGCTTGACAAATGTTAAAAGATACTATATAATACTACCATGAGCTACCTACCAGAGAAGAAGAGAAATCTTACGGAGAAACAACAAGCATTCTTAAATAACCTTGTTGAGACTGGTGGGGATTTCAAAAAGTCAGCGGAACTTGCAGGGTATTCAGGTAATCACTATCAAATATTAAAATCACTAAAAAACGAAGTAGTAGATTTAGCCAGTGACGTACTTGCAAGGGAAGCCCCTACTGCAGCATTCAAGCTTATTGAGGTTATGAAATCTGATAAGCCTGTACCCCAAGCTAACAACAAGCTACAAGCTGCACAGACGATACTAGATAGGGCTGGTGTTGTTAAGACGGATAAGCTAGATGTTAATCATAACGTTAGTGGTGGTATCTTTATATTACCAGAAAAACATACAATAGACATTGAAGCAGAGGAAGTAGAAGAAGGTAACTATGAAACTCTGGATAACTGAGTATATTGACGTACATGAAGGAGTTTCAATAGGTCCTTACATTAAAGCAGATACTATAGCTCAAGCCAGTAGAATAGCTATCCAATATGGGTTGTTAGTTCTAGGAGAGATTCAAGAACTACAGCATAACGAACAAGAACTAAGAAAAGTAGTACATTAATATGGCTAAAAAGAAAGACAGTAGATTAGAACGAGCAGGAGTTTCAGGTTATAACAAACCTAAACGAACACCTAACCACCCTACAAAGTCACACATTGTTGTGGCTAAAGTAGGTGATAAAATTAAAACTATACGTTTTGGTCAAAAGGGTGCTAAGACTGCAGGTAAACCTAAAGCAGGTGAATCAGCTAAAATGAAAGCAAAAAGAAAGTCTTTTAAAGCGAGACACGCTAAAAATATAAAAAGAGGTAAAATGTCAGCAGCTTATTGGGCTGACAGAGAAAAATGGTAAAAGAATATTTTAAAAAGTTTCATAAGTTTATGAAGCGTACAAGAATACAGAACGTAATTAGAAAATTTATAAAGGGTAAGTAACGTGCCACAATTAGGAAGCGATGAAAAACCTGTTTTAATGACAAATAAAAAGAATAAAGGCAGACTTTACGGTCCTTCATGGCACGGAGGTAAAGGAGCTGCACCTAGAGTAAACGTACACTCAAAACAATACAGAGATAACTGGGATGCTATTTTTAATAAAGGAGGCAAAGATGCCAATGAAAAAGAAGACGAAAAGTAAATCAACTGTAAATAAAGCCGGTAACTATACGAAACCGACTATGCGTAAGAGGCTTTTTGAGAAGATTAAAGCCGGTACCAAAGGTGGTAAAGCCGGTCAATGGTCTGCTCGAAAAGCCCAGCTTCTTGCAAAAGAGTATAAAGCTAAAGGCGGAGGCTATAAGTAATGGCTTTAAAAGAGTCTCAAAGAAGTCTTAGAGAATGGACAAAACAAAAGTGGCGTACTAAGAGTGGAAAAAAATCATCAGAAACAGGAGAAAGGTACCTCCCCGACAAGGCTATTAAAGCATTATCAGCTTCAGAGTATGCTAGAACAACTAAAAAGAAAAGAGAAGATACTAAAAAAGGTAAACAACATTCAAAGCAACCAAAGAAAGTTGCAAGAAAAACAAGAGCTTATAGAAAAATAAAATGAAAGAAGGATACATAAAAAGAGCTACCTCTACGATACCGTTTGGTTATGAGTTATCTGAAGAGTCTAGTTCTTTTCTTAAACCAATTGAAACAGAGTTAGAAGCTTTGCAGTTTGCAGAGAACATGGTAGTCAACGAAGAAGTATCGTTACAAGCTGCATGTGATTGGTTAGAATATAAGACGGACAGACGTATGTCTGCTCCGGGACTTAAAAAGCATATAGATAAAAAATATGGATTACGAAGCGAAAGATTGGGAACTGAACCCACATCTTTACTTGCAAGATAGCGAAGGCAATTTTGTTAAGAACAAAGACGGTACGCCTCGTAAGAAAGGTGGTAGACCTCCTAAAGATGCAGAAACTGCAGCACGTAGGACTATTACTCGTAAACAAAAGAACATTAGAAAACTTGAAGAAAAGCTAAACAACGCTAGAAAATCATTCAAGAAACAAAAAGAAACACTTGAAAAGCTGGATAACACTAAAGAAGGTGTTGTTACAGAAAGTGATTTAGACACACTTCCCAAGGCTGTAAAAGAAGTACTTGATAATCATCATGTATTCTTCCATGCTAACGAAGGACCACAGACAGACTTCCTTGCTGCTGGTGAGAAAGATGTACTCTATGGTGGAGCTGCTGGTGGTGGTAAGTCTTATGCCATGATTGTTGACCCGTTAAGGTACGCACACAGACCTGCACACAGAGCATTAATACTAAGACGTTCTATGCCAGAGCTTAGAGAGATGATTGATAAGTCTCGTGAACTTTATCCCCAAGCCTTTCCCGGTGCTAAGTTCAGAGAAGTAGAAAAGCTTTGGAACTTTCCAAGCGGTGCAAAGGTTGAGTTTGGATTCCTTGAAAGAGATGCAGACGTATACCGTTATCAAGGACAAGCATATAGTTGGATAGGTTTTGATGAGATTACTCATCTGCCTACAGAGTTTAGTTGGAACTATCTTGCTTCACGTCTTAGAACTACTGACCCAGAAATACAAACATACCTTAGATGTACTGCTAACCCCGGTGGCGTTGGTTCGCATTGGGTAAAGAAAAGATACATAGAGCCTAGTGAATCTAACAAATCATTTCTTGGTGCAGATGGATTAACTCGTAAGTTTATACCGGCTAAGTTAGCTGATAATCCATACCTTGCAGAAGATGGTGTATATGAGCAAATGCTTAAATCATTACCACCAATACAAAGAAGACAACTGCTTGAAGGTAATTGGGATGTAGCTGAAGGAGCTGCATTTGTAGAATTTAGTCCTGAACATCATATTATTACACCATTTGAACTGCCTATACATTGGGAAAGAGTAAAAGCAGTTGACTACGGATATGCTGCAGAAAGCTGTTGTTTATGGGGAATAATGGACATAAATGATAATACTTTAATAATTTATAGAGAATTATATCAAAAAGGCTTGACAGGTGAGGAATTAGGTGCTATAATAACTGATATGGAGATGGAAGACCCTTTTTCAGTGAACGGGGTCTTGGATACTGCAGCTTGGGCAAGAACAGGAACAACTGGTCCAACTGTAGGAGAAAGTTTAATTAGAGCTGGTCATAAATTAAGACGAGCTGATAAAAATAGAATACAAGGTAAAATACAAATACACGAGTATTTAAAGGTTAGAGAAAACGGTAGACCTAAGTTACAGATATTTAATACATGTCCGAACTTAATAAGAGAATTGCAATCTATACCGTTATCTAAAACTAACCCTGAAGACGTAGATACAAAAGCTTCAGACCACGCATATGATGCATTACGTTATATGATAATGAGTAGACCAAGAATGGAAAGCCCATTAGAACGTATAAGAGGTTTGAAACGTGAAATATATAGACCAGTAGATTCTACATTTGGATATTAAAGAGTTATGGCAGAAAACGAAAATACATTCTTAAGAGCTGATAATATTTACGAAGAAGTAGAAGGTGAAGCTGGAAAAACATTAAACCTTTTAGAAAGCCAACAACAGAATCTTATAGGAATAATTAAGAGTAGATATACTCAAGCTGAAGAAAGTAGAGATTCTGATGAAAGAAGATGGTTAAAAGCCTATGAAAACTACAGAGGTTTATATAGTAACTCAGTTAAGTTTAGAGAATCTGAAAAATCTAGAATCTTTGTAAAAGTTACTAAAACTAAAGTACTAGCAGCATTTGGACAACTTGTTGATGTTATTTTCGGCACAGGTAAATTTCCTATTGGCATAGCTGAAACAAAAATAGCAGAAGGTGAAACAAACTTTGCACATCTTGATACCGCTAATCCTATTCCGGGATTAGAAACTTCAGAAGGAAACATACCTGATGACATAGGTAATAGAATAGATAACCCATATGATGTTGGTTATGAAGGTGACGGTAGAACTTTAAAACCCGGTGCTACTTATTACAACGGTATATTTGAAGATAGTCTTGAAGACCAAGCAGAAGATGCTGGTATTCTTAAAGATGGTGTAAGTCCTAATCCGCAGTCAATCGAAATATCTCCTGCACAAAGAGCTGCAAGACGAATGGAAAAACTTATCCATGACCAAATTGAAGAATCAAATGGAAACTCAGAATTAAGAAATGCTCTTTTAGAATCTGCTTTACTCGGTACAGGGATTGTAAAAGGACCATTTAATTTTAATAAAAAACTTCATAAATGGGACACAGATGAAGAAGGAAATAGAACTTATAATCCGTTAGAAGTTCGAGTACCTAGAATAGAATTTGTAAGCTGCTGGGATTTTTATCCTGACCCATCAGCAACTAATATGGATGAATGTGAGTATGTAATCCATAGACATAAAATGAATAGAAGTCAACTAAGGCAGCTACGTAACATGCCTTACTTTGATGAAGATGCTATTAGGAACTGCATTAAGTTAGGACCTAACTACGTAGAAAAAGATTTTGAATCTGCTCTTAAAGACGATGCAAGAGTTGAAGAAGAATACCATAGCAACTTTGAAGTGCTTGAGTATTGGGGAATCATGGATGCTGAATACGCTAGAGAAGTAGGTATTGAGCTTGATGATTCTATAGATGATTTAGATGAAGTACAAGTAAATGTATGGATATGTGGCGACCAGCTTTTAAGAGCTGTAATAAATCCATTTACTCCATACAGAATACCGTATAACGCTTTTCCATATGAAAGAAACCCATATAATTTCTTTGGTATAGGTGTAGCAGAAAATATGGATGACAGTCAACAGATTATGAACGGTCATGCAAGAATGGCTGTAGATAATTTAGCAATGGCTGGGTCATTAGTTTTTGATGTAGACGAGTCTGCTTTAGTTGGTGGACAATCGATGGAAATATATCCGGGTAAGATATTTAGAAGACAAGCTGGAATGCCGGGACAAGCTATACATGGTTTGAAGTTTCCTAATACAGCACCAGAAAACATGATGATGTTTGATAAGTTTAGACAACTTGCAGACGAACAAACAGGTATACCTAGTTATTCACACGGACAAACAGGTGTTCAAAGTATGACAAGGACTGCTTCAGGCATGTCTATGTTACTTGGAGCATCAAGTTTAAATATTAAAACAGTCATAAAGAATCTTGATGACTTTTTATTAAAGCCACTTGGAGAATCTTATTTTCAGTGGAACATGCAATTTTTAGAAGGTGAGTTGGATGTTAAAGGTGATTTAGAAGTTAAAGCTACTGGAACAAATAGCTTGATGCAAAAAGAAGTACGTAGTCAAAGACTGACTATGTTCTTACAAACTGCACAAAGTCCTGCTATTGCTCCATTTGTTAAAATTTCTAAACTCGTAAGTGAACTTGCCTACAGCTTAGATTTAGACCCTGATGAAATACTCAATGACCCTGAAGAAGCTGCTATCATGGCACAAATAATAGGAATGCAAAATGCTGGACAAACAACTGGCGATGAGACTCAAGCCCTTAATAACGAACAGGGAGCTATGGGAAACCTTCAAGGAACACCTGAACAACCTCAAGAACTTGGAGCTACAGGCACTGGTGGTGGCAACATCGGAATCGGAAATGTTCCGGCTGCAGGGGAAAGTGAATTCTCTGGTACGCCTAGAGCAGTTGGACCTACAGGTTAAAGAGGCAATTAACAGAAAAGAGGAGAAATAATATGTTAAGTTTATTAGATACAATATTAAAAATAGTTGGAGTAGTTCCATGGATAGTTTCAATCTGTTCATTAATTGCTTCATTAACACCTACTCCTGCTGACGATAAGTTAGTTGGTAAAGCTTACAAAATTATCGATTGGTTTGCTTTAAATATTGGAAAAGCAAAGGAGAAATAAATGTTATTAGAAGATGATAACAAAGTAAGAATTAAATACAAAGATGGAGCTGAAGTAAAACTTCCTAATAAAGGATTAGAAGCTCTAAAAAAAGAAGCACCTGAAGTAGTAGCTAGAATGGGTTATGAAGAAGGTGGCTCCATAGATAAACAGATGGTAATGGTTATGGAAAAACCTATGGAATCTGACGAAGTTATGGAAGATAATTACATGGAATTTATATTAGGTGAAGCATTAAGTGAAGAAGAAGAAGATATGCTTACATCTAAACTAGAACAAGATGAGCAACTAGCTATGCTATTTGATAAAGTTGTAGACGTTGCTCAAGAATTTGCTGGGTCTGGTCCTGTTGAAGGTCCGGGTTCGGGAGTCTCTGACAGTATACCTGCTAGGTTATCTGACGGAGAATTTGTCTTTACTGCAAAAGCTGTAGAAGAAATCGGAGCTGACAAATTAATGTCAATGATGAAAGATGCTGAAGCTAGTGCGGATGAAAGACAACAAGCTCAATACGGTGGACTTGTAATGGATGACCAACCTGAAAAGATTGTTCAAACAGAAACTCGTATTATGAAACCTTCAGATAGTTCTTCTCCTGCTTTAGGGTTGGAAGAAGATAATCTGATACAGGAAGAAGTAACACGAAATATGTTAGACCCTAGAGTCCCACACGTAAGAAGCTAAAATAGGAGGTAGGGCTACCTTATGTCATAAGCACCCTATCATTTTAATAACCGAAAGGCTACCTTTAAAAAATAAAAGCCCTGCACAGTCGACATACGCAGCTACCTTTTAAACGAAGCCCTGAGTAGGAGAAAAGAATATGACTACTAAAGTACAAGAGGAAAATGCCAATCCTTACAATCAAAATAAATCATGGCATAAAGATATAGAAGATAAGCAATTTGAAAGTTCTCAAGGAATGTTTTTTAAAGAACAACCTAAAGAACCTACAGATACAAACGTAGAGCAAACTGTAGAAAAGGAAGCAGTTGAGGAAAGTCCTAAAGACCAACCTTACAAAAAACCAGACTACAAAAAACGATACGATGACTTAAAAAAACATTATGATTCTAAACTTAATGAGTTTAAATCTAGAGAACAAGAGTTAATAGACGAAGCTACTAAAAATAGAACTGAGTATAAAGCTCCTAAATCTCCAGAAGAACTAGAAGAGTTTAAAAATAATTATCCTGATGTTTACGAAGTTGTAGAAACTGTATCTCATCTTCAAGCTTCAGAGAAATCTAAAGTTTTAGAAGAAAGATTAGAAGCTTTACAACAACGTGAAAAAGAGCTTATTAGAAAAGATGCTGAAAAGCGATTGATGGAAAAACATCCTGATTTTGAAGATATTAAAAACAGTGATGATTTTCATGATTGGGCAAAGTCTCAGCCAAACTCAATTCAAGATTGGGTTTATAAAAATGCTGATGATGCTGACCTAGCTTCAAGAGCTTTAGATTTATTTAAAAAAGATATTGGATTGGATGTTGCACCGAAGAAGTCAAGTTCTAAAAAATCCAAACAATCTGCTGCTGATATGGTCTCAACTAAAACTACAAGTGTTGAACCAAAGCAAGATAAAGTTTGGACTACTAAGGAGATTTCTGCCATGAGCATGGATGAGTTTGATAAATACGAAAGTGAAATCAGTCAAGCTATGTTTGAAGGCAGAGTTCAAAATTAAATAATATATTTTATTAGGAGAAAATAAAATGGCTTATAACCAATCAGACGAAAACTTTGCACAAAGTTCTGGTTCTAACTTTGCTAGTAACAATTTCCTACCTGAAATTTATTCTAAGAAGGTTTTAAACTTTTTTAGGAAAGCCTCTGTTGTCGAAGCAATTACAAACACAGACTACGCAGGTGAAATCTCAGGATACGGAGATACTGTTAAAATTATAAATGAACCAAAAATCACTGTATACCAATATGAAAGAGGAGCAGATGTTACTAAAACACCTTTAACAGATACTCAAAAAACTCTTATTGTAGATACAGCTAACGCTTTTAAATTCATCGTAGATGATATTGAAAGTCAAATGTCACATGTAAACTTTAAAGAAGTAGCTAGTTCATCTGCTGCTTATTCTTTAAGAAATGCATTTGATGAAGGTGTCCTTGCTACAATGTTTGCAGGATGCTCACAGGACTTAGGTTCTGACTTTGGTAACGCAGACCATATTATTGGTGCTGATGCTGCTGCTGGTACAGGCGGTGTAGGCGAAACATCTGCTTCTGTAGACCTATTAGGTTCAGACGGTGGCGGTGTTGATGCTTTAGACCTTATGGCTAGAATGGCTAGAAAACTAGATGACCAAGACATACCTGAAGAAGGTAGATGGTTTGTTGCACCTCCTTCATTTTATGAAGAGTTGTCACAATCTGGTTCTAAACTATTATCAGTAGACTTTAATGCTGGACAAGGTTCAATTAGAAATGGACTTGTTTCAACAGGTAAGTTAAGAGGATTCAATATGTATAAATCAAACAATATTGGAGCTACTTCTACTGCTACTGGTAAATGTTTAGCTGGACATATATCGTCAACTTCAACAGCTCAAACAATTACATCAACTGAAGTAATCAGAGACCCTGATTCATTTGGTGATATTGTAAGAGGTTTACATGTCTATGGAGCAAAAGTTCTTAGACCTGAATCTTTAGTATCAGCTTTCTACACAGTAGATTAATGATATTTTTGGGGGAGTCTTCGGACTCCTCCTCTTTATATAGAGGAAAATAAATGAAATACGGAAAAGATAAAAAGAAAAAAGGTTACATGAAAGGTGGGAAAGTAAGACAAGCTTACAACAAAGGCGGCTATGCTTCTGTATATGATATGGAATCAGACTGTAAAGGTAAAGCCGGTTATAACACTATGAAAATAAAAGGCGAAAAATAGTGAAAGTTAAAGCACCTAAAGGATACCACTGGATGAAACAAGCTAAAGGTGGTTATAAGTTAATGAAACATTCAGGTAAGTTTGTAAAACATAAAGGTGCTAGTTTAACAGCAAACTTTCCAATTCAAAAGGTTCATAAAAAATAATGGCTACAACATATTTAGATATAACAAACGAAGTACTTAGAGAACTTAACGAGGTTCCACTTACTACTTCTACTTTTGCAAGTGCTACAGGTATTCAAAAGTTTGTAAAAGATTCAATTAATAAATCTTTGTTTGACATAGCTAACGAAGAACCACAACTACCTTTTTTCTCAGCAGGAGTCAGTGGAGCTACTGACCCTTTCTATGGTAACGTAACAGTTCCTAGTGTAGCAGGACAACGATGGTACTTACTAAAAGCTGATAGTTCTAGTATAACTACAGACTATGCTTCTGTAGACTGGGATGACTTTTATGCCACAACAATTAATGTAAGTGGTGAAACAGCTCCTCACGTTTCTAAAGGTTTGAAGTTTATTACACATGCAGACTGGAAAAGATACTACAGAGACAGTGAGAATGCAGATGATGCAAACACACAGGCATACGGAGAGCCTAGATTTGTAATTAAATCTCCTGACAACAGGAAGTTTGGATTAAGTCCAATACCTGACAAAGTTTACAACATTCACTTTTATGCTTTTACAAAGCCTGTAGAGCTTTCAGCACATGGTGATACAATAGCATTACCAGACCAATATGCTAACATTATAACTGCTAAAGCTAGATACTATGTATGGCAGTTTAAAGAAAGTCCACAACAAGCAGCCTTTGCTTTAGAAGACTTTAAAAAGGGGATGAAGCACATGAAATCTAATCTCATGAATCCAGCTCCTAAATATATGACAGACGATAGAACCTACTTTTAAATTATGGCAAGTTCACAACCTTACACCGTTGCATGTAGCGGAGGCTTAGTAAAATCAGTAAACTCTATTGATTTACTTAAAACTCCCGGAGTTGCAAAAACATTACAAAACTTTGAAGTAGCTACAGAAGGTGGCTACAGACGTATTAATGGTTATACAAAGTATAAAGTTGGCGAAGTAACAGCTACGCAACCTACAGGTGGAATTACAGCTATCTTAGGAACTTTTCCGTATGCAGATGGTGTAATAGCTTGTGCAGGAACTAATATTTATTTTAGTAACGATGGAGCTACATGGTTACTGATAAATAAACTATCCGCAACAAACGGAGACGATTACACAACCTTTACAGGTAAAACTGCTACAGCTAGAACAAATCAAGGGCAGTGTTCTTTTGTATTATTTGAAGGTGCTACTTTTGATTATGGTGAAATAATTATTGCAGATGGAGCTAATCAGCTTTGGAGTTTCCGTATGGAAGGTACTGGTAATTTAAATACTAGAACTTTTTATACTAAAGAAATTGCAGTAGACGGAACAAATAGTGTAAAGTATGTAGCTATACACGACCATCATTTAATAGCTGCAGGAGTTCAAAATAATTTAAGTACTATATATTATAGTGTTTATAATGACCCTGATAACTTTACAGGAAGTGGAGCTGGTTCAGTAACTATATCAGACCAAGTTGTAGGTGTTAGAGGATTTAGGGAAGACTTAATAGTTTTTGCAGAAAATAGTATTCATAAACTTGTAAATATAAATGATAGTTCTAATATACGTATAGACCCTATCACAGAAAACGTAGGATGCTTAAGTGGTTATAGTATTCAAGAGATTGGCGGTGACTTAGTATTCTTAGCACCGGATGGTATCAGAACAGTTGCTGGTACAGCTAGGATTGGTGACGTAGAGTTAGGAACTGTATCAAAAGCTATACAGCCTTTGATAGTTAGTTTAGCTAGGACAATTGATGACTATACAATTAATAGTTTAGTTATTAGAGAAAAGTCACAATACAGATTATTTTATACAAATAATGGACAGCCTAATATAGGACAAAAAGGTATTATAGGAACATTAAGACCAAATGGTTTTGAATGGTCAGAAACATTAGGTTTAGAAGTAACTTCAATAAATTCAAACTTTGATAACGAAGGTATTGAAGTTTATTATCATGGTGATACAAACGGCTATGTTTATACTCATGATAGTGGAGATTCTTTTGATGGCTCTAATATAAATGCTATCTATCAAACTCCAGACTATGACTATGGAGATTTAGGAACTCTAAAAACTTTACACTATGTTAAAATGTCAATAGCTCCAGAAGGAGATATAACTCCAACATTAAGAGTTAGATATGATTACGATAGTACGAGTATTCCACAACCACCAGATTATAACTTAACTGTAGATGCACCTTCATTGTTTGGTTCAGCTACATTTGGTTCTTCAGTCTTTGGAGCTGGAGAACAACCTTTAGTTAGGGTAGCACTTCAAGGTAGTGGACATAGTAACTCTTTTAGAATTTCAACAAACGATAAAAAGACACCATATATTGTAAATGGTTTTTATATAGATTTTATACCATCAGGAAGGAGATAATAGATGGCAAGTTATACCAGACAAAGTACATTCTCAGATGGCGATTTAATAACCGCTGCATTATTTAATGACGAATATAATCAATTAGTTTCTGCTTTTGATAACGCTACTGGACATAAACATGATGGAACAGTAGGCGAAGGACCAGTTATTAGTGTACTTGGTGATGCAGGATTAGCTACACCGCTTAACAAAATTTTAGTAGATACAACTAACGACCACATAGAATTTTACATAGATGTATCCGGAACTTCAACACAACAACTCTATATAGCTGATGGAGCTATACTTCCTGTTACAGATAACGACATAGACTTAGGCTCTAACTCTTTACAGTTTAAAAACCTTTACATAAATGGTACTGCAAATATTGATACACTTGCAGCTGATTCAGCTACACTTACAACAGCAGACATTAACGGTGGTAATATAGATGGTACTGTAATAGGTGCTACAACTGCAGCTGCTGGTACATTTACAACTATAGATGCTTCTGGTAATGTTGTTATTAGTGGTAACTTAACAGTCTCTGGAACTACTACAAGTGTTAACAGTAACGAAGTAAATATCGGTGACAACATCATTGTTTTAAATTCAGATGAAACTGGAACACCTTCACAAAATTCAGGTATAGAAATTGAAAGAGGAACAGCTACTAACAAAACTTTTATCTGGGATGAGTCTACTGATAAATGGACACTGGGTTCAGAAACTTTAATAGCTGGTACAGTTGAAGCAGCTTTAACAGGTAACGTTACAGGTAATGTCACAGGTAATCTTACAGGAGATGTTACAGGAGATGTCACTGGCAATGTCACAGGAAATGTAACAGGCAACGTTACAGGGAATGTGACAGGAGACCTTACAGGCTCTGTACTTACTGCAGCTCAAACAAATATTACAAGTCTTGGAACTTTAACAAGTCTTACTATTTCTGGTGATTTAACAGTAGATACTAGTACACTTTATGTAGATTCTACAAATAATAGAGTTGGAATTGGCACAACTTCGCCAGCAAGAACAACAGTTATAAATAGTAGCGGAACTACTACACTTCAAATAACTAATGACACAACTGGTGTTGGAATTACAGATGGTTTACAAATAAAACATTATACAGGTGGGCAAACTCAAATATGGAATTATGAAAATAGCTATATAGCTTTTGGTACTAATAATCTTGAAAGAGCTAGAATAGATAGTAGTGGTAATTTCATGGTCGGAAAGACTGCATCAGATGGAACAGTAATAGGTGCAGAATTAAGAAACAATGGAATAATTACAAGTACTGTTAGCGGGAATGTTTGTGGAAACTTTAACAGAAAAACATCAGATGGCACTATTCTTAATTTCCAAAAGGATAATGTAACAGTTGGAAGTATTGGTACTACAGCAACTAGATTATACATAGGAAGCGGTGATACTGGTATTAGATTTATAGGTGATACTGATGAAATAACGCCTTGGAATACTACAACAAATGGTGGAAGAAGCGGTGCTATTGATTTAGGTAATACAGGTAATAAATTCAAAGACCTACACCTTTCAGGTACTGCAAACTTCGGAAGCCTCTCAGACGGTACAATTACTATAACAGGCTTTGCAGATGAAGACGATATGGTTTCAAACTCTGCAACGCTTTTACCGACTCAACAGTCTGTAAAGGCTTATGTAGATAGTCAAGTTGGTACAGTTGATACGCTTTCTGAAATATTAGCAAACGGAAACACAACAGGCGGTACTGATATTGCTTTTGGCGATAATGATAAAGCCATATTCGGTACAGGCTCAGATTTGCTTATTTACCATGATGGTTCTAATAGTTTTATTACAGATGGTGGAACTGGTGACTTAAAAATTAGAAGCAATAAAGTTAGAATTGAAGCACCTGATAGTCAGAACATGATTATTGTTACTGAAGATGCAGGTTTTTCATCATATTACAATGGCACAAAACGTCTTGAAGTCACAAACACAGGCATAGACGTAACAGGAACAGCAGTAACAGATGGATTAGAAGCTCGTAAAGATACAGGCTCAACTACAAATTCATTATTAAAATTAACAAACTCAGCAGGTAGTACAACAGATGGTGTAGGTATTACATTCGAAGTTGCAAATACTTCAGGAGCAGGTGGTTCTGTAAATGTTGTAAGAGATGGCTCTAACTTTAAGCCATATATGACACTTAATACAAGTGCTAATGTAGCAACAGCACCCTCACAACGTGTTCGTATTGATGATACAGGCATAAACGTAACAGGAACAGTTAAGGGTGATGGGTTAATTATTAATGGTGGTGCGACTTCACCAACTCATCTTATAAATGGTTCAAGAGCAGGTACTTTAGTTTCTATAGATAATGAAAGCACATCAACATCAACTGGATTATTACTTAATACTGCTAGTACAAATGCTAATAGCAATATTTTACAAGTAACATCAAATGACTTAAATAGATTTAAAGTATCAGGAAATGGAGACATATCCTTCTATGATGACACAGGCTCAACTCAAGGTTTATTTTGGGATGCTAGTGCTGAGTCTTTGGGACTGGGGACAACTTCGCCAAGTGCAGCTTTACACATATCAGGTACAAGTGCAGACCAAATAAGATTAGAAAGAACTAACCATGATACATTTAGAATAGGACTGCAAAGTGCAGTTGGTTTAGGATTTCATAACGTAACAGACAATCGCACAGACATGATGATAAAAGGCGATGGCTCAGTTGGAATAGGCACAAGTTCACCAAGTTCTTCTAAGTTGACTGTTCAGGGTGACATAAGAATAAGAGATTCTATAGCATCATTATTTCTACAAGACACAGACGGTACTAACCAAGTAAGTGAAATAAAACAATCTGCTGGTGTTACTACAATTAGCTCAAGAAATAACACAAGTAATGGTACTATTTTATTTACTGGATATAATGGTTCAGCCACAACTGAATATGCGAGGTTTAATAGTAGTGGAAGATTGGGTATTGGCACAACTTCGCCAAGTACAACACTACACGTTGCAGACACAAGTGCAAACATAACTATACAAGATAGTAATTCATCAGGTAATACTGCTATTGCTAAAATACTATTTGCTGATA